ATGAACCACTTCGAAGCCGCCGAATCCTCCATCGTTGAAGCCACCCCCGCTATCGTTGCCAAGCACCGAGCGGCCGGCATCCTGACCTGGAAGTTGATCCACCAGATCGAGGATGAGGTGATGCACGAAGTCGCCCAGTCTGGCAAACACGCCCCTGCATTGCTGCGCATGCTCAAGGCTTCGCCCATGCTGGGCTATCCCAAGGACGACACGCCCGCCGACTTCACCGGGCACGACGTCATGCCTGCCACGTTCAGCGCGATTCAAGACGCCTGGAACCGCGTCAACTGAACGCCCCATCGCGTCGGTTCCGGAATGGCCACCCACACCACGATTTTTCTCGAAGCCCACTACTTCGGCGAGGACAGCGAAGAATTGCGCCTGCCCTGCGATGCCGTGGCCGCGCTTGCCAGTGGCCTGGTGGTATCCGGCATTGAGGTCCGCCACCTTCGAGCGTTGAAGTGGCGGCCCGATCATTTATCGTACTGGGACGAAGGCCAGCTGCTGCGCTTGGCGGTCGGACCATGGATCGCCTTGGATGCGCACACGGTGCGCTTCACATTGCGCTGAGCTTGCCATGGGCTCCGATTACTCCATCCCCGAGAACTGGGACCGCATCTACATCCTAGATGCCGGCGGCACTCCAGTCCGGGTATTCGACTTCGGCATGGAGGTCGGCTGGAAGATCACAATTGGCAAGCAATATGAGTTGTACGACCGGGCTGCCGGAGTATGGCGTCGAGGTGCGCACCAGGTTCTCCTGCTGGGCCAGCATGCACGATGACAAGCCGCCGAGCTTCTGGACAACCATCTGGGGCAATGGTCTCGACCGGATTTACCACTCGGCCACCTGGGAAGAGGCTCAGGACAAGCATCGGCGTGTGGTGGACAAAGTGCGACGCACGCTGCCGAACAAGGCCACTGCCGCACAGTAGTTGCACTGTTAGCGAATCCCCCAAGAAATAGGCGAAACGATAAGTGCCGTAGACGTTCCTGCCATTTGCTGCCACGGCCCGCCCCCGAATTCGTGGACAGCATCTCGAATGGAGCTTGGTTATACCGCCCTTGCGCTGAGGCTGGCGTTTGGCGAGCGGTCGCGCTAGTGAATGAATATCAAACGCCCAGAACCTGTGCCACTGACACAACTCAAACGCTGACGCCAACTCACAGCAATGCGAATGGTCCAGTTCTCCCTGTTGCAGCTCGGAGACGCTCAATTATTCCCTCGATAACGCCTCGCACCGTGGTGCCGAAAACAACGAAGCCGAAAGCCTTCCCAAATATGGCTTGAAGGACCATCACGGTGCCGTCGTCGGCCAAGGAAATCTTGTACTGGAATTGCTCGGACAAGTCAGCGCCAGCTCGCTTTAGCTGCGGAACGACACCACTCACCTCCCTAAGCAGCTCAAAAACTGGATACTTCCCTTCACTCATCAGGTCGGCGTTCGTGAACCAATTCAGGGCCAACCCGCCTTGTTCGGGAAAAACCTGACCAGTGGTCTGGTAATAAACGCCTTTCGATAGCTTCCGAGCGAACACGCACACTGCGTCATGCACCTCATCCGGCACCTTTACCGGGCAAATCTCTTGGTGCGTCTGCCCCGGCTCCGGCCTGATACCCATAACTCGGTTGAATCTCCGTGCCTCCACCGCGGTCGGCATCATCCGCTTGAACAATGCTGGGAACCTGGCATTCACGTTCTTCATGTACCCAACTTGCTTGCCGTCCTGATTTCCTGAGTCTCCCGTTGGGTCCATGCGCGCGAGCATGGCCACCACAATATCGTAGTCGGCCGTACCATGATTGCAGGCGTCACACGCGGGAAACTCGAAACCCTCGGGCCAAACGCGGAACTGAAAGAGCGCGCGCGGCGGGCAATGTTCGACAGTTGTGCTTGGCGCCCCGCAGAATGCGCACGCAGGGTGCTTCGCCAAAAAAACCTCACGGGAATACTGCGACGAGGGCATTTGTGCGTACTAGGGAAAGAATGATCGGCACAGTATATCCGCGCCTATCACGATGCCAGCATCACTGTTTCCGGACACCAGATCTCAACTAGCTTACAGTGCCGGCAGCACACTGCCCAAGCGCGCCCAGCACGGTCACCATCCAGTCCTGCCAGACATCATAGTCTGCCATGGACGGTGCGTCCGGCACCTCGCACGGCGCGGCCAGCGCGCTATCGAGCGGCGGCGGCTTGCTTAGCTTTTTGACAGTTTCGAGCAAACCAGATCAAGCGGGACGTGGGGGTGCCGCCGGATAGGTTTCGCCGATAGCATGCGAACTCCAGTTGAATCTGCATGACTGCACCTTGTTCCGACGGATACAAGAAGGAAAAGACCATGACCCCGTATCAGCGCAGGATGTCAAATTTCGTATGGGTAGCTCGAGTCTACGCTGTAGGAGGACTGCTCTTCCTCTTCTTCTTGCAAGGCACCAGGGGGGAGTGGATCATCTTCGTCTCTACGGCAGTCGTCCTTCATGCGCTCGCTCATGGATTCGATGCCGTCTACGACTCCCTCGCAGAAGTATTGGCCGGCCCCCCTCCCGACGACCTTAGGTAAAGGAAGCGAGCCGCCACCGGCATGGTTTACCGACGACGCGCCCTTACCTCGTTCTCAAGTTCCGCCAACCGCTTGCCCTGCTCCGCGACTCGCTCATCCCGCCAGGCGAAGTCCCGGCGGGCGTCCGCCCCGGTATAGCGATCCCCCTCCATCCGCTCAATGGTCTTCTTCATGGCCACCATCTCCGTCTTGATCTCGATCAGCGCCGAGTTGGTGGCCTCGCGCTGGCCGAAGTAGGCAGACAGCGCGGCCACCAGCGCTACCAGCAGCCCCCAGAACGGCAGCGTTGGCCGCTCCATCTTCACGGCGACGTGACTATCGCTCTGCTGCATAGCAGCCCTCCCTGGCTTCGATTGCGGCATCCAACGCGACCGCATCGCGCCGGGCCTTGTGGTATTGCTCCGCGGAGCCGAGATATGCCCTGACCAGGGCGCCCATGCTGTCATCGGTGGGCGCCGGCAGCTTTGCTGGCGGAATCGTCCGCAGGCTTCTGGGGATCGGCTGGCATTCCGCCCTCAGCGGCGGCGACGAGGCTGCGCAGGACGCCAGGGCCAACGCGGCAATCGCGAAAGACAGTCTTTTCAACAATTTCGGGCTCCACAGATTCCCGGATGGTCCGGTAGATGGTGACGATGCGCTCGCGGTCCTCCTGCTTGGCCACAAGCACGTCCTGGTCCTTGGCGACGACCTGCTTGTTCAGGCGCGCGATCTCCTTGTTCCGCTTGTCGATCGCGTCCTTCAGCGCCGCCTGGCCTGCTCGGAAACCGGCGGCGTGCACGCTGGCCCGCCACGCCGCGCCGCCGGCGGCAAGTGCCAGCAGCATGCCGAGCACAATGGCCGCCTTGGTGAGGTGGGTCATGTCTCCTCCACGTCCGGTAAGTCGACATTCTGGCCAGCCAGCGCGTGGGTGCTGTCCGTCAGGAACGTGATCTGCCCTGGCTGCGCGCCATTGCACCCAACGAATGAGTGGCAGACGTGCTTCTTGGGCGGCACACCATCGCCCTGCCACTCGTCCCAGCTTGAAAGAACACTCGGGGTGAAGGCCGGCTTCTCCATGTCGCCATTGAACCCCCAGCGCGGCTTGCCGGCGTTGTGCGGCGATTCATCGTTCTCGCCCGGCGGCAGCCAACTAACCGGCAGGATGTGCACCCCCGAGCCGCGCGTGCCGGCCTCGCATCCGGGGCAGATCCACTTGATGCCGTAGAACCGGCCCTCGGTGTCGCGGACGATCTTGGCCTTGCTCATGACAACCTCCCTTCGCACATAGCGCGTTCCGCCGCTCGACGCTTCACCAGGCCGGGCAGTTCGCGCCCGCCGGCATAGGTCCAGCGCGAGAACTCGGCGCACCCGCCGACGTAGTCCCCTGCGTTGAACTTGCGCGCCATGGTCGAGCGGCAGTAGGCGGAGACGCCCACGTTAAACGCGAAGCTGGTCGCAGCGGCCAGGCGGTAGGTCTGCCCCTTCAGGCCCGGCGTGCAGGCGAGGACGCCGTCGGCATGTTCGACTAGGTCGGCATCGAGCAGCGCCGCGCACTCGGCTGGCGAGTACGGACGGCCCAGCACCGCGGTCTTCGTGTGGCCGGCGCAGGCAGTCACGATGCCGATGGGATCCTTGTAGCCGCGCAGGATCACGCCTTCGAACTTCGGCACTGAGGTAAGCAGCAGCGCCGCCGCGCCGGCGCCGACGGTCGCCTGCAGGGTCCGCTTCGATCCGGTCCTCATTCGGCTGCACCCTTGTCGGCGTCGATCAGATCCTTCAGGGCCGGCTGCGCGACGATGCGCGAGAAGGCGGCAGCGAAGGCCACCAGCGCCGCGGCGATCGCAGCCATCGCGGGCTTGCCGGTGAGGTACATGTCGGCGCCGGCCTCCAAGCTCGACAGAAAGCCGGCCAGCAGCGACAGGCGCACGCTCCACAGCCGCGGGAACTGTTTCTTGGCCTCTTCGATGAGTTCCATGTGAACCTCCGGAAATGAAAAAGGCCCGCGCGCGGCGGGCCTGTGGTGGGTGAAAGGTGCGGCTATCGTTCGGCGACCGCCAGCAGCGTCTGCGACGTGATCGCACCGCCAGTAGCCGGCCGCGTGCCGGTGTACAGCCGCAGCTTCGCGCTCGCGCCGGCGGCAGTGGTGATTGCATCGAGGCGCGCATTGCGCAGCGCGGTGGACATGCCAATGGTCATGGGTGACTCCAGAAACGAAAAAGCCGCCCAGAGGCGGCTAGATTTGAATGCGATAGAGCACTAGGACATGAGAAGGCGTAGCTTCTGGCTCCATGCTTCCCCGTTCATCTTAGTGCTGACCCCTACCTTAAAGATTGGCATGTCGATTCGGGTCGTGCGAAAGGCGAAATGGACATCACGAAATGACAAAGTGCCATTTCTCGAGACTTCAGTCCAACGCAACTCCCAATCGTCAATCTCTTCGAAGCCGAATAGATGATGTTTTACGCCGCTGTGCTGCAGCAGTGCGAGCTTCCTTGCATTCTCGTCGATGCATATCGACGTCGTGCCGGAACCGAAGGCCTCGGTGAAATTACAACCGGTTTCCCGATTCATATCTGCTATGTAACCGCGATACTCCTTTCGCTCCTGGGAGACGATCCACCACACGAATGCACCGGCAAGCAAGCAGATTAGGAGTCCCAAGAAGGCGCTCTTGAAGAACGTCACTCCCAAGCCCACCAAGAAGATCACAGCCCCACCGAGAATCGCTGCGATTCGCCCGAAATATTTTGCGTACTGATTAAGCATTTCCTTCTCACGAGTCCATACCTGTCCTGCGATAACGACAGGAACTGCCTCGAGATTTACCCCACTGCAGAGGGATAGCCTTCAATCAGCAAGTGCTCGCCATTACTTGTGCAATGAGTCAGTCGGCAGTTAGTCCGCTGCCCGCGAGCCGGATGTCAGCATGATTCCCAGCATGCTCTACTCCGGCTTGACGGGCCAGTTGATGGTGCGCGGGAAGCCCGTCTGGGTGGTTACCGCGCGGAGAGCCTTGCGGTACTGGCTCAACGCGCGCAGGCGCGTTTCGTCTTCCGGCGTCAGCTCGCCGAGCACGAAGCCATCCATCAGAGGCGCGATCAGGTGGTCGGCGTCGGCCAGCAGCGCGTCACGCTGCGCGCGCGCCACGGCGGCAAGCTGTTCGGTCTCCAACACCACGTCCAGGACCCACTCGTCCGCGACCCACTTATGTGCCGCACTCGGCCGCGGCTCGTCGGTCAGGAAGGGCGGCAGGTCGCCAATGCCGGAGTACTCCGCGCCCAGCTGGAAGCTCGATCCATCGTTGGTCCGGTACAGCGGCACCGTGCGGTAGTCAGGTGCCAGCGTCCATGCTCCATTCGGCCAGTTCTGCGGCGCCGCTCCGCCTTCGTCCCGGTACACCAGAACCGATCGCTCGCCTGGCGCCGCCGGCGCAATGGGCGTGGCATAGCCCGGCACGATAGGGTTGTCGGGCTCAAGCGGGTTCTCGTCTGCGACTCCGACGCTCAGCAGCTCGCCAGTCAGGGGGTGATAGTTGTAGATTTCCATGCCGGATCCTTAGTATTTGATGCAGGCGAGCAGCGCGATATTGCGCGAGCGGGCTTCGGTCCCCGCCGTGCCGACCGCAGAGTTTCCCGTCGTATTGCTGCGGTTGATGTTGAGCGTCGCACCACCGATGTTGATCACGCCGAGGCCGGGCGCATCGACCCAATAGCCATTGGAGCCGGCGCCGTTTCCGTGCGTATGCTCCAGGTTCTGGCTGGCCTGTGCGCTACCGAACGCGCGGCCCGCATCGACGCCTCGACCATCATCCCAACCACGCAGGAACTCGCCGCGCAGCTCCGGCAGATTGAAGGTAGTACTGCCATCTCCGGCCCCGAATGTGGATCCGATTTCATTCCATAGGTCCGAGTAAACGGTGCGCGACACAGCGCCATTCGAAGCGCGCGATCGCGGTCAGCGGCAGGTGCCAGACCTTGCCGGCCCCATCCCGGCCGTGCTTGATCTTGGAGAACTGGGACGCCGACAGGCCCAGGTAGCCCGCATAGGTCTTCTCCAGGAACTTGAACCGGCTCAGTTCGATGGCCTTGCAGATCAGGCCAGGCACGTCGGCAATAGCTGCAACAACGTCGTGTTCGATGGCCCGCGGCTTCTCCATCAGGCACATGAGCGGCAGTTCTGTCTGAGTGGCAACACTTGACACTGGAGTTGACACTTGGGTCTCGCCGACGCTGAAGTCGAGCTTCTACCACAAGGACGAGTCGGTGCAGGGCGACCTGGTGACCGATGCCGGCTACCTGCCGAACCTGAAGAACCCGAAGCTGGGCGTCGTGAAATGGGACGGCGACTGGGAGCACCAGGTGCTGATCATCCACAACGGTGTCACCGAGGCATTCGACATCGTGCTGGACGAATCCAAGGTCAACAAGCTGGCTTTCGACTTTCAGGAAGGCGGCACCGTCTTCGTCAACTTCCGCGTGCAGGCACATCCCGACGAGACCACTACCGCCAAGCTGCTGTCGCTGCTCGGCCAGGAGGTGCACATGAGCCTGCACTTCGACGAGCCGGCGACGCTGAAGGAAGCGGCCTGACGATCAACGGGCGAAAGCAGATGCCGGCGGCTGCGGACTGGTGTCCAGGGCTGCGGGGTTCGATTCCCCAACCGGTGTAGCGAGTAGCCCACCCCATTCAACGGGCAGGCCGGCGGCGGGACAACGCCGAGTCCCGATAAAGAGCGCGCGACACCCTTTCTCCTTTGGTTGGAAAGTCGCCGGCCCGCCCACCCTACACGAGAGACCATGAACCGCGATCCGATCATCGTCATGCAGCACCAGGGCGTGAGCTACATCAAGCTCGACTACTACATGCGCGCTGCATCCATCATCGTCAATGGCGAGCATACGCCGGCCGTCTGCCCCGGTAATCAGCAGTGGGCGATGCATGACGGCATCGTGGAGTCCTTGGCGATCAAGCAGCCGAGCCAGCGCGTGTGCATTGGCTGGCGGCTGTCCGACAAGTACCGCGGCGTTGTCCAGTTCCCGGAAACGCTAGAGCCGGACGCGATCACGTACGACCACGACGAAGAGGCATACCAGGCTACCGACGCCACCGCAACTTACCACCCTGACTTCTACGAGCAGGTCATCGAAGAACGCCAGGCGTCGCCTGTTGCTGTCGAGTTCCTGGTCATCGACCGCGACTGCCAGCCGATCACTCAGCCTGCCGACGTGACGGTGGATTTTCCGCACTCGCTGCGCGAGTACCCGGCCACCTGGCATAGGCATCCGGTCAGCATCAGCGGTGAGGCGCTTTTCGCTCGCGCGGCGGATGTGCTGGTCGCTGCTGTCGCCGCACGCCCCAACGACTTCGTCTGCGACGACCACCGAAGCATCGGGACGGTCACCCTGCACCGCTATATGAACCATGAGCCGCGCACCCGCGAGTACAAGGTCGGCCGCAGAACGCGCCGTGACACACAGACCCGGTCGAGATTCGAGGTGATGAAGCTCTCGAAGCCGCGCAGCAGCTACACCGAGGGCGCCCTGGTACCGCCGACGCTCAAGGCCGAGAACTGGTTAGCGCTGGAGCCCAAGATCAACGAGTTCGTCAACCTGGTGCTGTCCTACATCGAGCCCAGCAGCGTCGGCGTGTGCCCCCACTGCGCCGGTGATGGATTCCTCCTGAATAAGGCAGCGTAACCATGTCCTGGCCCATCGGAACCACCGTCAGCATGGCCACGCGCCGGCTGGACAGCGACATCGTCGACCTGGCGCGCGACTCCACGGCGCTCAAGCGCGATAACGCCGAGCTGCGCCGGCAGCTGATGGCCGCCCAGCGTGCCGCCGAGCATGCCGAGGAAGCGCTGGCCATCAGCCGCGAGGCGCACGCCGTGATGACGCTGCAGATCGCCCAGCTGGAGAAGCTGGCGCGCGAGCTGATCCGCGGCGCCGAACAGCAGCCGCACTGGCCGCTGGCTCGCTGGGTGAAGTTCGGGCCGATGGCCACCCTACTCACATCGATCAAGGATCAAGCATGACCACGAAATACGAAAAGCTCGACGCCCTGGTGCTGGACCGCATCGGCAAGGGTCAAAGCCAGTTCGCCAACATCTTCGCCGGCGACGTGAAGGCGGAATGCGAGCGCATCGCCAGGGAAGAAGGCACGCGCCTCTCGCCCTACGGCGTTGACCCGTTCCGCATTTGCGACCGCCGCCTGCAGGCGCTGCGCAAAGCCGGGAAGGTCCGATTCAACGGTAGCGGCAAGGACATGGGGTGGGAACGGCTTGGGGGCAAGCAATGAGCGAATCGACAATGCCGGCGCAGTGCCGGGACGAAGACTGGAAGCTGGCGCGTGACGCAGGCCTGATGGCGGCCGCGCCAGGCACGCATGGGCAGGAAGCAGCGGCAGGCCGTCCACGGCGCCGCGATGGAGACGAAAAAACGGCCTCGCGTGCGAACACTGCCGTCGCTCTAGGTTTGATTCGATGCACGAAATGCGATCTGTTGAAATGCCTGCCACGCTGGCTTCAAGAGTGCCTCGGCAGTACGCAATTGGTTCGCGATGTTCGCCCGTCCAGCTGGGGTTACAGCGTGGTAGCTCCTGGGATCCAGAAGCGCGTATGTGTGTCTCGACTCTGCAGCAGATTGTGCGATCTGCTCAGCATGGCGCGCATCCAAGGCCGAAATTACGGCCAGTTGTTCCAGCGAGATTTCCTCAATCTCCAACAGCAACTCAAACGCAATCTGGCCACCTTCCGTCACTGCTTCGTTTCGCGCTTGGACAAGATCCCAAACGTCACGCACCGTGTGCGACACAGCACCTTCGTAGGCAACTTCTGCCTCTTCTATAGCCCGGCTTGCTCGTTGAAGCCGGTCAATGTTCCGGCCGAGTGGACCAACGAGCGTTGTCGCTGTAAGCCGAGCTCGCAACTTTGCTTCGCTTCGACGAAGAGCCTCCTGCCACAGTGCGATGCCGAGTGCCACAACGACCGCCGCAACAGTTCCGATTGCGGATACGACTTCCCAAAAAGTCTTGCCGCTGAATTGCGAATTGGACGCACTGGGAACAGCCACGGTCACCACCCAAACTCCCGCCGCAACCACGCACGCCAACACCATGCATTCGGCGAGCCTAAGAAAGTAAGACATACCCGATCCTGTTTTTCTTTAGGGTGGGATCCTAACATGGCACCGGCAACGTCATTTGCCAGCGCGCAGTCCGATTTGTATGTTCATGTCGATCGGTCCATCGATAACTTCTCGAACAACTACGCGACCCGTCCCAATCTTTTGGATGGAGGTGTTGCGTGATCCGCCGCGAGTACAAAACGTTCGGCTTCTGCTGCGGCCTCGGCGGCGGTGCCAAAGGCTTCAAGAAGGCAGCCTCGCAGGTCGGCAACATGGTCGCCACCTGGCGCTGCATCGGTGGCATCGATGTCGACCCGGCAGCCGCCCGCGACTTCGAGACGCTGGTGGGCGTGCCATGCACCGTCATGGACCTATTCACCCGGCAGCAGTACACGGCATTCCACGGCAAGGAGCCGCCAGCTGGCTGGCGCGAGGCCATGCCTTCCGACATCCGGCGTGCCGCCAGCAATGAGCGGCCGAATTGTGTGTTCATATCGTCGCCTTGCAAGGGCGCGTCTGGGCTCCTCTCCGAGACCCTGAGCCGCACGCCGAAGTACCAGGCGCTGAACGAGCTGACGCTGCGCTGCGTCTGGTTGATGTGCGAGGCCTGGAAGGACGACCCGGTTGAGCTGATCGTGTTCGAGAACGTGCCGCGCCTGGCCACGCGCGGCCGGCACCTGCTGGACCAGATCAACCAGATCCTGCGCCACTACGGCTATGCCGTGAACGAGACCACGCACGACTGCGGCGAGCTTGGCGGCCTGGCCCAGAGCCGCAAGCGCTTCCTGCTGGTGGCGCGCCACATGGAAAGGGTGCCGGCCTTCCTGTACGAACCGGAGCTGCGGCGCCTGCAGGGCGTCGGTACCGTGCTTGGCCGCATGCCGCAGCCGGGCGATGCCGCTGGCGGCCCGATGCACCGCGTGCCGTCCCTGCAGTGGAAGACCTGGGTGCGCCTGGCATTTGTCGAGGCCGGTAGTGACTGGCGCAGCCTGAACCGTCTGGAGGTAGTGAACGGCCACCTGCGGGACTACCTGATCATGCCGGAACGCCGCAATGGTGCGCTGGGCGTCCTGAACTGGGACGAGCATGCTGGCGCGGTTGCCGGTGAGTCGCTACCGAGCAATGGCACATTCTCCATCGCCGACCCGCGCGGCCCGGCCAATGCCGCGCAATACCAGCAGTATGGCGTCCTGCGCTGGGGTGAGGCGTCGGGAACGATCACTGCTGGCACGAACCCCGGCCAGGGTACGTTCAGCGTCGCGGACCCGCGCCATGCCGGCCCCGCCAAGCACAACAACGAGTTCCGGATCGTGCCGTGGCAGCAGGCCGCCGGCGCCGTCACCAGCGCGCACGGAACCGGCCAGTGCGTGCAAGATCCCCGCGCCTCTATGGGATTCGAGGGCGCCGGCAAGTACCGCATCACCGGCTACGACGAGCCGGCCGGGACGGTCATCGCCCGCAGCGACACCGGCCAGGGTGCGTATGCCGTGGCCGACCCGCGCCCGGGCATGCGGCGCGAGCGCGGCGACAACTACCTGACGGGTGGCCATTACGGCGTGGTGAGCTGGGATCAGCCGAGCGGCGCCGTTTCGGCAGCTGCTGGCCACGACAACGGACGCTGGTCTGTAGCCGACCCTCGTCTGCCGGCGGCGAACGACAAGCTGGTGGCCATCATCCGCGCGCTGGACGGCACCTGGCACCGCCCGTTCACTACGCTCGAATTGGCGGCCATCCAGTCGCTGATCGAGCCGGAGGAATACCTCGAGCTGGACGGCCTGAGCGACCAGGCATGGCGCGAGCGCATCGGCAACGCGGTACCGCCGGACGCCGCGCAGGCAATCGCCGAGGTGATGGGCACCACCCTGCTGCTGGCCGAGTCCGGCGAGACGTTCATGTTGTCGGCGACGCCGGTATGGGTGCGGCCGGTCGCAGTGGCGCTGTCGGTGGCACAGCCTGCGGAGGTTGCATGATCGGCATGAATAGCGAATTACTCTTCGACCAAGTTTTCGCAAAGACGGGCATACACGCCATTGACATTGTTTACGTCCAGCTTCGCTCTCCCAGGGTAAGTCCCCGCTTCGAAGGATTCATAGGCTGCATGGGCGCGCTTGTACTCTTGCTCCGTTTCCCTCAACGTCTCAGCAAAGTCGGCCAGGGCAAACGTCAAGTCGGACACGGAAAGCACGATTTCCGCCTTTCCGATTTGGTGGAGCGGTATCGCTGTCATTGCGCGTCTCGCCTCCTCGATGCGCTCCACGATTGCGGAAACGCCTCCAAAGATGAACGGCGTAGGATTGACGTCGAGATCGGGCGTGAACAACAAACGTTCCGCAGCGACTGCTCGATCTACCCCAGCTTTGGCAACTGCTCGGATGGTGTCGCGCATGCGTTGGGCCTCTCTTACCTCTGCCTGTTCCTGAAGTCGATAAGCGGCACGCTCCTGACGCAATCCCAAGAGATATGCCCCTGCAATCGCCGCAATAGATCCGGTGGCCTGCACCCAACTTGCCATAAGGCTGGGATCGTACGGCTTAGTCATTGCCGAAGTGGCGCCAAAAATCGATATCGCGATGACGGCAACAGTGCCGCCAAGTGCCCCAAGCACGGACTTCCACCCTTGCATCTTTTCTCCTCTTTGCTTGCGCGAGGCATCGTAGCATGCTGACCAACCACTGCTACCAGGGCGACTGCCGCGAGGTCATGCGCGAGCTGATCGCCGCCGGCGTGCGTGTGCAATGCATCGTCACCAGCCCGCCGTATTGGGGATTGAGGGACTATGGCGTCCACGGGCAACTGGGGCTGGAGGCCTCGCTGCCGGAATTCCTTGCCAATATGGTCGAGGTGTTCGTCTTGTGCCGGCAGCTGCTCGCCGATGACGGCACGCTTTGGCTCAACATGGGTGACAGCTATGCCGGCTCACGCGGCGCGCCGTGGGGCCCGTCCCCGGCCGCGACCGAGGCCCGGTCGATGACTGCCAGCAGGCGGCGCGATGACACGCCTATCCCGCGCAGCGATGTGCGGGTGGAGGGCTTGAAGCCGAAGGATCTTGTCGGCCAGCCGTGGCGACTGGCATTCGCTCTGCAGGACTCGGGCTGGTGGCTGCGGCAGGACATCGTCTGGCACAAGCCGAACCCGATGCCGGAGAGCGTTCACGATCGCTGCACCAAGGCGCACGAGTACGTGTTCCTGCTGACGAAGAGCGAGAAGTACTTCTACGACTTCGAGGCCATGCAGGAGCCCGTTTCCGGCGGCGCCCATGCGCGTGGCGCCGGCGTGAACCCGAAGGCTGCTCCCAGCGGCTGGGACACGTCGCCTGGCGGCCACCGGCAGTTGAAGGGCCGCTACTCCGGTACGGGGGTCGGATTCGGTCGCGGCTACGACAAGGTGGTCAAGCCTCGCGTGAAGCAGAACGCATCGTTTAGCGCCGCCGTGACCGAGTCCGTTGGAACGCGCAACCGCCGAAGCGTCTGGACCATCCCGACGCAGTCGTTCGATGGCGCCCACTTCGCCACCTTCCCGGAGTCCTTGGTCGAGCCCTGCATCCTCGCCGGCAGCCGGCCCGGCGACATCGTCTTCGACCCGTTCATGGGCTCCGGAACGGTGGCCAGCGTCGCACAGCGGCTGGGCCGACGGTGGCTCGGCGCCGAGTTGAACCCTGACTACATCGCCCTGCTGGCAGAGCGTACGCGCCAGCTGGGCCTGGTGCTGGAGAGTGCAGCATGACCTCAGTCCAGCGGAGGCTCCCACTCGAAGTCTTCCGGCTTGGCTCGACCAGACCGGATCTCCTCTTGCTCAAAGGCCTCAAGCTCAGCCATCTCCTGCTCGAGCGTGGGCTTGCCTTGCGCGACACGGATTGCGTTCATCCGATCCATGGTGGCACGCACGTCAGCGCCCAATGCGGCAATTTGGAGGGCAGCCGCGGTGCCCAGCTCGTCCTCGAGCTTCTTGTCGAAAAACTTGGTCATGGGCGCCATATCGGCGGCCAGCCGGAAATCTTGAGCGTGACCCGATGAAAGGACGCCCCATCCTCTTCAGCGGCGCCATGGTGCGCGCCATCCTCGACGGCCGGAAGACCCAGACGAGGCGCATAGTGAAGCCTCAGCCCGAAGTGAACGAGCAAGGCAACCTGGTCGGCGACTGGCTGGCCAAGCCGCTCGACGGCCTACTGCTGCCGCGCCTGCAGGACATCACGATCCACTGCCCCTATGGCAAGCCCGGCGATCGCTTGTGGGTGCGAGAGACGTGGGCGCAGCCGACCGCGATGGATCCGGGACCGACCGTCTACCGCGCCGACTATCCGGCATGCGTGCCGGCTGACTTCACGAATATCCCGCCGGCGGAGGCGATCACCTGGAAGCCGAGCATCCACATGCCCCGGGCGATGTGCCGCCTGGCGTTGGAAGTGACCGGCGTGCTCGTCGAGCGGCTGAACGACTGCAGCGAAGCGGATGCCGCGGCAGAGGGCGTATGGCGCGACTGCGAAGTGCCATTCAATGGCCCGTGGTTCGCTTCCCAAGATTCTCACGTTGGCTTCGCCGATCCGCGCGGCGCATATCAGAACCTGTGGGACAACATCAAA